AGTGGAGGAAAGTAAATGGCTGCACCCGATTCAACAAAGTTACAGGCTAACTTTAAGTTACCTGATGGAACTCTTATCAATGTATACGCTTCATCACAAGCAGAACTTGAAGCACAACTAACAACACTACAAGATGTGGCTGAACTTATTAAGTCAACATCAACAGCATTAGGTAGCAGTGGCAATGCAAGCAACATTGCATATGCAGCACGTCAATTCAATACAACACCAGCACCAATACATCAGGACACACCACCTTTTAGTCCTGCTCCTGCTTCGACAGGAGTCGAACAACAATGCAAGCACGGTTCAATGTCACTTCGTAGCGGAGTCAACGCACAAGGTAAAGCCTGGAAGGGCTTGATGTGTGCAGCACCGAAGGGCGCACCTGATAAGTGCGAGACGGTGTGGATCCGATAACTAATGCGCGAGCCTCACGAATTCGAGGCTCCATTATGTGCTGAAGTAGGCGGAGATCACTGGTTTCCTGAGAAGGAAGTTGATTATCAGTCGCAGATAAATATTAAGTTTGCTAAAACAATCTGCGGTAAATGTCCCCACCAAACTGAATGTGCTGAATGGGGTATATATAACGAGCATCACGGTATCTGGGGCGGCTTAACTGTCAACGCCAGAGAAGCTATTAGAAGAAAAAATAATATAACAATAAGGAGAAGAAACGTTGCTTGATTTATCCAGAGCTTGGAGTGGTGTCCTTACCAAAGCAACACCGCTACCTGATGTATGGAGAGCCTTAGCAAATAAGCAAATCAAGTTTCGACGTGGGCAAGTATGTATGGTTGCAGCAGCACCTAACGCTGGTAAGTCAATGTTCGCATTGATATATGCAATCAGAGCAAATGTGCCTACGTTATTCTTCTCTGCTGATACTGACACAACTACGGTTATGATGAGAGCGGCAGCGCACTTGTCAGGACATTCTCAGGTGTTGGTTGAAGGCAACCTAGCTGGCAACACTCATTATTACGATCAGCACCTACCAAGATTAAATAACATTAAGTGGGTCTTTGATTCATCACCTTCAATAGATGACCTTGAACTTGAGATTCGGGCGTATGTAGAACTATATGGTGAGGCACCAGAGTTGATAGTCATAGATAACTTAATGAATGTAGTTGCTGAAACTGATAATGAGTGGGCTGGCCTTCGTGCAATTATGATGGAGCTACACGATATGGCACGTAAGACTGAAGCGTGTGTGCTGGTATTGCACCACGTATCAGAGCAGAGTGAGTATGGTTCTACCATTAACCCACCTGCACGTCGTGCTATTCACGGTAAGGTAAGTCAATTACCGGCGCTGATACTTACCCTGGGCTATGACCCACAAGAACACATACTAAGAGTTGCTGTAGTTAAGAATCGTTTTGGACCACACGGTGCTGATGGTAAAGATTATGCTGGACTCTTTACTAACTATGGCGCTTGTCAGATAAGCGATGCTGATGCTTATGGCAGAATGTATAGACACCAAGCGATGGCGGGTAATAATGTTTGAGTGGATAGAGCGTAGTATTAGAGACAAGATCATTAAAGAGATAGAAGATTGTATTGACTATCCTGAAGATGACTATGAGCGTGGCCTTAACAGGGGTATGGCAGTAGCCATCAATATTATTAGGAGTAAGAAGAAGTGAGCGCGGTGAAATTACTTGGCAAGTAAATACAACCGAGTCAAAGGTAGCATCTTTGAAACAGATGTTATGAAGTGGCTCCGCAAAGCAGGTGTCCTAGCTGAACGCTTAACTAAAGCGGGCAGTAAGGATGAAGGAGATATGGTTGTTGTCATTGCTGGCAAGACCTACATCCTTGAACTCAAGAACAGGGCAACTTTATCGTTGCCTGAATTCTGGAGAGAAGCAGAAGTTGAGGCGCTTAACTATGCTAATGCTCGTGGTATTGGGGAAGTGCCACTGCATTACGTTGTAGTCAAGCGCCGCAACGCTGGCATAGAAAACGCTTGGGTAATCCAAGATCTTAAACAATGGTTAAAGGAGAAAGAATAATGGCAACACCAGAAGGTGCTATCACTAGCACGGAAACTTGGGTAGAAACACCGGTAGTTGAAGACCTCAGTTTGATTCAAGAAGAAACTATTGACACTAAGGGTCATCCAGTAAAGTTGATAGAGAAGGTAGCAAATATGATTATGATGGGTGGTTACGCAGAACAAGTAGCAGTTGATGTTATTGAACTGGTAACTAATTGGGAGGTGGTAGTAGATGAAAACAAAGATAGGACTTCCGGAAAATCGTAAAAGATTACAAGGGGCTGGAGTGGAATATTCCAAGAATAAATCCTTCGATGAAGGATACAACGCTGGCTTTGATGCTGGACTTAAAGCATTGCGTGAAAAAATAGCCGATGACATTCATTCACTCGGGATTAGTTCCTTACATTACGACGGATACAACGCTTTAGTTTATGCTTATCAAGCAATGCAAGTTGCGCTAGGTCAGCAGACTTGGGAATATTTTGTTGAGAAAGAAAAGATGGAATATAGAATTAGAAATTCAGGAAAGAAATGATTTGCCACGACTGCCTAGTAGGCGGTGTATTAAACACCGAAGGCTACTACGATAAGGCCACAGACTTACACTACCAATGCGAGGATAAGGGGTGCGTGTGTCAGCACAAGGTTGGTCCAGGGTTGATCGTAAGAAAAGGTTCAGTGGTGCCACCGATGCAAACACAATCCCCATAGGGCCAATAGTCCTAGCATTTGGTGGGGAAGTAAGAGAAGGTAAGTCCAGCTCGGTGCGTTGTGTATTGCACAACGACAGCAGGCGCAGCGCAGTAATCAACACAATAGATAATCTCTATTACTGTCATACCTGCGGTAAGGGTGGCAATGCAGTCAACTTGGTTTGTTTATTAGAGAATATGGAGTTTAAAGATGGGCTTAAACGCGCAGTCGAAATTGCTGCAGGAAGCGGCGCAACGATACGCACGACAAATAACTCCCGAAACTCTAGTCGCACTCGCAGAACGTGGGATCTCTGAGCTAGTAGCAACTGATTACCAGATAGGAACTATCGTTGACCCTATCAATGGACACGAGATGTATGAAGGATGGATTTCTATTCCATACATAACAGTCAACGGGTCTTGTGTTGGCTTTAAGTTCAGGCGCCTTGACGATGGTAAGCCTAAGTATGGTAGTCCTACGGGCCAAAAGGCACACCTGTATAACGTGAAAGATATTACTATTAGCAGCAAGCATATTGTTATTACTGAAGGTGAGTTAGATGCGGTCATTACTTCAGGAGTTCTAGGTATACCAGCAGTTGGAGTGCCAGGAGTGGCTGCTTGGAAGACACACTTTCCTAAGTTATTTAGTGGCTATGAAACTGTATATGTAGTCGGAGATAACGATGTTAAAGAGGATGGCTCTAACCCAGGAGCTGAGTTCGCTAAGCGTGTCGCAAACGAGGTGATGAACTCAACTATTGTTACACTACCACCTAATATGGATATCAATGACTACTACCTAGCCAATGGTATCGAGGCTACCCGTAACCTGCTGATAGGAGAGTCTAATGAATGAGCGAGGAAATGGAACTAGCTCTGACAATTTTGATAGAGAGTGGCTTCATAGTGCTGAGCGTAGACCAGGTTCACAAGCAGTTCGTGGTAACCCTTCGACCAGTCCGTTAGCAGACCACGCTGCAGTAGTAGGTTATAGATCTCTCGGTGTCAATACCGATGACCTTGTATCGTTTATAGAATCCTTTGCTTCGCTACGTGCCGGACGTGTTAAGAATGTAGGACACGATCAGTATGCGCTAGCAAGTGGACAGAAGTTCGAGTCCTTTACTACCTCAGATACCATCAGAGAATTACTAGAGGAGATAGCTGACGCTAGCAACTACCTAGACTTCCTTGCTATCAAACTATTAAACATCCAACACACTATAGATTTGGTGCTACCTGACTGTGACTGAACTAGACCCTGCGGTATATGACTTAGTTCCTTCTGTTACTAATAGTATTCACCGACGCTACAAGAACTTTATAGAGAAGGCAGACCTGGCGCAAGAGTGCTACGTGTGGGCTACTTCTCGCGCTTACTATATCAACGAGCAGTTAGCCGAAGAAGATGTCGAACAATACAAACATAACCTGCAACGTATCGCTTGGCAAATGCGTAGGGTAGCTGAGCGCTATGCTCGTAGACAGAAGGCTGAGAAGTCTGGCTACTCAGTAACAGATGAAACTTACTACGAGTCTGCTACCTTGGGCCAGCTACTACCATTCGTTATTGCTTCGGTTGTAGATGGCACAGTGCTAGAACAGATACAAGATATGATTCAAGATG